CCAGAATTTAAAACAGTCGCAGAAGCAATGGCGTGGAAAGGAAGTGATGACGAAAACATTATTAGCCCAGAAGATTGGAAAAATTGTATTCCACTTTTGGATGAGAGTTAATAACAAATAAATAATATGAAAGAAGAAATAAAAAGAATAAGAATAATGTTAGATATAGCTTTAATGGATAACAAAGAAATGTTAGAAGAAAACATTAAGAATATTATAAATAAATTAAAACAAAAGAAATAATATTATAAGCTAATCAAATAAATAATATGCAAACTATCCCCACATTATTAATTTAATAGTTGCCAGTAATATGGTAACATAAGAATATGATTAAAAAAGATAAAATGTATTGTTTATCTGAAATGGTAGACGAAAAAATGTTTAATTGGATAAGCGATTATAAGTCTTATAGAAATTTAGTTGAAAAAGATTTTTTTAAAGAAAATATTTTACAGACGGAAACCACAGGTACAGGAGTTGGTAAAAGATATTACATAAAAGGTCGAAATATTATTAAATTTATAAATAAATACGGCGATGGATTATCGCTAAGAAAAACCAATGAAAAAAAATAAACCAAAAATTAGAGAACATAAAGAGATTCAAGTTTCAGAACCGAGAGAGATAACACAAGTAGAAACTTTTATATCTCAAGCGATCGCAAACAACGTCCCAGTTGAAACAATGGAAAAATTGCTTGCTATGAGAAAAGAATTAAAGCAAGAAAGAGCAAAGGAATTATTTGATGAGTCTATGTCGGGATTTCAGGGAGAATGTCCTATTATTAAGAAAGGAAAAGACGGAGGTAAAACAAAAGGAGGAATGGTTGCTTATAGATATGCCCCTCTTGATTCAATAGTAAGGCAAACTAAAGACTTGATTAAAAAACACGGATTTAGTTATTCAATACAAACTCAAACAGGGGAAGGTAAGGTATCAGTAACCTGTAAAGTAAAACATGTTGCTGGGCATAGTGAAGAAAGCTCGGTTGAAGTACCTTTGGGGGCAAATACAGGTATAATGTCTAGCTCTCAAGTGGTTGCTTCTGCATTAACTTTTGCTAAGAGATATGCTTTCAGTAATGCTTTCGGAATACTAACAAGCGATGATGATGATGATGCAAACGAAACCAAAAAAGCTGATAAAAAAGTTTATTCAAATGCTGAAAAACTTTATGGAGTTATTGTTAAGGAAGAAGATCTCGATAAACTAATCGAGTATTCAGAAAAAATTAAAGTTTCAGAACTTTACAACAAAGAAGAAAAGAAAATGTTACAAGACTTAATAACAAGTAAAATAGACCATGATTAAAATTCACGATGTAGATCAAAGATCGACTGAATGGTTTGATCTAAGAAAAAAATACCCTCTAACAGCCAGCAAAGGATTAGCAATAGCAACTAATGGTTCTGGGCTTGAAACTCTTTGTTGGGAATCAGTTGTTAAAAGAATGTCTTTAAATGATGAATTTTCTTATACTAACGACAATACGGAAAGAGGAAATGAACTAGAGCAAGATGCTTTAGCCGTTTACGAGCTAGAAACAGGCAACACGGTTGGAATAATCGGATTTATAACTGATGAAGATATTTCAAAAGTCGGTGGTGCAAGTCCTGATGGCTGGATAGGAGAAGACGGTAATTTAGAAATAAAATGTCCGAGTGATGTTAAGTTTCTAAAACTTCTCGCTGAATACAAACAAACAGGAACTGTTAAAGTAGAAAGTGGGTACTATAACCAAATGCAAATGCAAATGCTATTCGGTAATAGAAAGTGGACTGATTATGTAATGTTTAACCCAAACTTTAAAGAAAATATAATCATCGTCAGAGTATTAACAGACCCAGTTACTTTTGAAAAAATAAAAATCGGACTAAAAAAAGGTGAAGAAATTATCAACGAAATTGAGAATAAATTAAAATAATTATGTCAGAAGAAATTAAATTAAATGAGGAAGATGTAACCAATGCAGTCGCAACTATATCGAAGTTTGATGAGATGAAATTATCTATATTAGAAATGGTATCAAAATATACTGCTATCAAATGCGATGATATTAAAAAAGCAGAGCAGATTATTGAAGCGACTAAAGGTAAAAAGGAGTTAAGAAAATTTGAGATTGATAATATAGAAAAGCCCGGGAAAGGAGCTAGAGATATATTTACTCAAGTTAATCGAGTTATTATGGCAGGTCAAAAAGAATTACTTGCTATAACAAACCCAGAAGTAGAAAGACTAGAGGCATTCATAAAGGAAGCAGATGATTTTAAAATCAAAGAAGAACGAAGACAATTACTTCCTTGGAGAAAAGAACAAATTTCTAAAATTGGTGATAAGGAATATATCACAAAAGATAGTAGATTTTATCTTGGCGATGATTACGAAACTGAATTGGCTTTGCTAGAAATGGACAACGATAAATTTACCGAATATCTTACTGGAAGACAAGAAAACAAAATTCAAGAAGACAAAAGACAGGCAGATTTAAAAGAAGCCGAAGAAAGAGGAAGAAAAGAAGCCGAAGAAAAAGCCAAAGCTGATGCAGAGGCAGAAAAAATAAAAGCAGAAAAAGAAAAAGAAGAAGCAATTACAAAAGTAAAACAAGAAGCAGAAGATCAGAAAAGAAAAGAGAAGGAAGACAACGAAAGAAAGGAAAAAGAAGCAAAAGAAGAAGAAGAAAAACTTTCTAAGAAAAAGAAATACCAAAAGTTCCTTGCTGATAATGGATATACAGAAGAAAACAAAGATGATTTTATTGCAAAAGATTTAGGCGATACGGTTGTCCTTTACAAAAAAGTTGGAGAGTTTAAAAAATAATGAGAAAAATATCAAGTAAGGTAAAAAAAGAATTAGAAATAGAACCTGATGTTTGTGCTAGAGAAGAAGACGGTGATTGTGATGGTAGGATAACTTGGGAGCATACCATTATCTTTGCAGGCAGACAATTAGATAAGACTTGGGCGATTATTAAACTTTGTGAATACCACCATTCTGTAAATAAATATCAGGATGGTGGAGATTTACAAAAAGATAAAAATGTTTGGATAGCTCTAAACAGGGCAACTGATGAAGAACTAACAGAAATAAGCAAAGCCATAGATTATATAGAACTACGAAAAAGATTAAATGAAAAATACAATAATTAAAATGCCAATACCCGAAAAGATTTCTTTAAATGTTGCTTTACGGAAAAATAAATTTTGGCTAAATAGAAAAAAAGATTTGTATTATAAATATGTTCTTGCTCACTTGAGAAATTTAAAAATAAAACCTATCAATGAAAACCTATACCCGATTGATTTAATTTTTGTGTATACATTCAAAGGTAAAACTCTCGACACAACAAACTGCGGATTTATGTCTAAATTGATTGAAGACGGGTTTAGAGATTCAGGGTTTCTAAAAAACGATGATTTAAGATATGTAGAATCATCAAAAAACATTGTTAAAAAAGGTAAAATTGATGAGGTAAAAATAATTATAAAATGAAAACCCAATTATTCGCACAAAAAAAGGGATATAAAATAATTCAAGATGACCATTTAAAAATGGATTTAGTGGAATGGCCAGACGGAACAGTAATAATGAAACCATACGAAAAAGAAAGTATGGAAGAAAGAAGATTTTTTGAAGGTCCATTAAAACAATACTGGTTTCTCCAAATTGGTATTGGAAATCACGAAACCTATGTTGATGCAAGAGAAGAAATGAAAGAACAGTTTAACACAGGATATAGGAGAGATAAGAATGGAGAATTAAAAACATACGGTAAAAGTACCAAAGGTCTATCAAATAAGGGTTTTAGAGAGTTTCTAGGGCGTATAGAGAGATATTTCGAGGAGAATGGATACATATACCCAAACAGCGAAGATTATAACAGGTGGGTCAATTCTGCCCCTCTCAAGGGGGAATTATACCCGAGGATAATACCGTTAGTTAGAAATTACATCATAATGTTAAATGAGGTCGATAAAGAAAAATACAAAAAATGGGTGAAAATAAATAATAAATTAATTCAAAATTGTATTAATCAATCTAAAAAATATGGAAAAATTAATTAATAAACCAACTCAGTGTGACAAGATTTTAAAAGTACTAGAAGATAATACAGGAGAATGGGTAAATGGTAGATATTTTGTCCAGACTATGATGATAAGCCAATACCACGCAAGAATATTTGAGTTACAAGATAAAGGTTACAACATAGAATCCAGTGAATTTAAAGATGATTTTGGTTTCAAATCATACCGCTTAAAACCATCAGAAACTTTATTTTGAGTTATGCACATTTTAAAGTTAAATTATAAAATTTATAAAGTATAATATTAGCAATGCGAAATAAAAACAATTACAAATTAATAAAATTGTTGCCAAAAAAGGTATCATCGTTGCTGATTAAATTCAGGAAGTTTGTTTTTAGCTTCAAGCACAACGATGATACCTTTTTTGGTTATAAAAAAATATGAAAACTGCAATTATTAAAACCGATTTTTGGAAAGATGATAAAATCCCTGATTTAAATTCAGATACAAAGTTGCTTTATTTATGCCTCCTAACTAATCCTGATAGAAATACATCCCCAGCTTTTAAATGTAGTGACAGGATGCTTTCTGCATACACAGGATATAACAAAGATTTGATAAATATTTGCAGAAATCAATTAATAGAAAAAAAATTAATTATTTACATCAATGGTTACTATATTTTGAATCATCAAGACTATGTTGAGCCAAAAAAAGGTAAATTGACAAAAGTAATATTAGATAAATATTTAGATGAATTACCTGAAAATATAAGGGTTAAAGCTCAAGAGATGCTCAAGAGTGGCTCTAGAGGAACTCTAGAGTATATATATAAAGATAAAGATATATATAATAATAAAGATATAAATAAGAATAAAAACTATGAACAAAACTTCGAAAAATTTTATTCAGAATATCCAAACAAAAAATCAAAACAAAAAGCAAGAGAGAAATTCATTAAATTAAAAGTTGATGGGGAATTGATGGAAATGATAATGTCTGCTCTACGAAAACAAAAAAATACAGAACAGTGGTTAAAAGATAACGGTAAATTCATCCCACATCCAACTACTTGGTTAAATCAAGCAAGGTGGGAAGATGAGGTCGAAGATGTAAATGATTTTATTAAAAATAATACAGTAGCTTTTTAATATGTCAATTAAAATAATTTTAAAAGGTTTTATAAAAATTCAAGGAGTTGGCGGATGGACAGAAGTTGATATTGATTCTTTAAAACGATTTGAATTTGATAGAAATAATAATTACGAAAAAATAAAAAATAAAGATGTTGTGTTCGGAAAAATAGGAACTGAAACATATCGTAGAGTAAATGAATCGAGAATCTTGGATGCAAAATTTGAAAATGAAAAAGTAGAAATTGAAAATAAATATAGTAATGATCATGTAAATCAAATTAGAATAGATTATAAAAAATATTGGATTGAAAGAGTTAAATTATCACACACACAAAAAGCAGAAAATTTAACAATATTTAATTTTATTTATAAAATAGTTTTCGATGGGAAAGAACCAACACCGGAAGAAAAAAAAGAAGCAATAAAAATACAGACATCTTTTTTCAAAGAAAATAATACAAGGATAACACCGAATCCAACAATTTTTAGAAAAATGTTTCCGAAAGATATGCCATTGAATATTTGGAAATCAGCAGGGTTTAAATTGATTGAAAAAGTAATTATTTCAGATAAAGTGCAATGTCGTTATTATCAAAATGTAAATAACTAATAAGAAAAATTATTAATTTAAAAAATATCCACATTTTGCAGGTTAAAAAATAATCAAAAAAATGTTATAATGTATAAAAATAAACCAATGGAAAATATAGATAAAATAGAAAAAATATTGTTAGCAAGTGATATTCTCTTTTCAAGAAAAGAAGATTTGATAACGATTGAATACAAAGAATGTAATAATTTCAATGAATTATTAAATTTAATAGGGTCTTTTATCTTGAATGGTTTTTCTATAACAACAAACGGTAAAATAGAAAAAGATTTTAGTTTAAAAATAAACAACAAATTATTAATTAAATGGTACTACAATGAATAAAAAAGTTTTAATTTTGGGAAGCTCTGGTTATATAGGAAATGCTCTTTTTGAATATTTACAAAATAAAGGATATGAAGTTAAGGGTGTTGATAATCAAATGAGAGAAAAAAATGTTGAATCAATCGGATCTAAGTCTATAACAAATAAAAAATATTTTCCTTTTCATCTTTTGGATATTGTAGAAGATAAAGATGATTTTAATTTGCTTATAAAAACATTTAAACCTGATGTAATTGTAAATCTAGCACACCAACCATCTGCTCCTTTTTCAATGATTGATTCTAAACACGCAATGGAAACTCAAAAAAATAATATTTTAGGGACTCTAAGTGTTTTATATGCCATAAAAGAGTATTGCCCTGATGCACATTTAATCCAACTAGGAACAGAGGGTGAATATTCTGCTGATTTATGGGATGGGAAAAAAATACCAGAGGGGAGCATAATGAAAGTATTTTTACCGAAAGAAAATATTGAATTTGACCAAGATAATTATGATGAGTGGGAAATCCCAACACCTCGCTACGGGGGAAGTTTCTACCACTTCTCAAAAATATATTCAGATTACAACATAGATTACGCTTGCAAACTTTGGGGAATAAAAGCAACAAATATTCAACAAGGAGTAATTTATTCTCACAGGTATAACACTAGACTTGATGTAGATAACTGGTTTGGAACAATAATTAATCGTTTTGTTGCACAGGCCGTATTGGGTATGCCATTAACAGTTTACGGAACAGGAGGACAAACAAGAGGATTTATTTGTTTACAAAACTCTCTTGAAGCCATTGAATTATTTATTGAAAACCCTGCCGACAAAGGAGAATTTAGAGTAATACACCAATCCACGGAGTCTTTGAATGTAATGGATATTGCAAAAATGATTCAGGAAAAAACTGGATGTGAAATAAAATGTATTGAAAATCCTAGGATGGAAAAAGATAAAAATAATTTCACTTTTGACACTAGCACACTTGATAACCTAGGATTAAAACGTATTAAATTTGAAGATGAGTTGCCTCATTTAATTAAAGTAATGGAAGAAAATAAAAATAATATTATCAAGGATGCTTTATCAATAGAAACATTAACAAAATGGAAATAAAATTATGAACGAAAAATATTGGCCAGAGTTTTATAAGAATAAAGAAATAAATAAACCTAGCGAATTTGCATTTTTTTGTTTCATGAATTTTTTAATCAAAAGAGAATACGACAATATCAGATTATTAGAAGTAGGGGCTGGGGATGGTAGGGATACAAAATTATTTTCACGGCACATTGAAGATTTGACAGTTATTGAACCAAACAATGAAAATGTAGAAAATATAGGTTGTATGTACCATAAAAAAAAATTTGAAAATTTTGAAAAAATATATCATGGGGTTAGATTTGATTATATTTATGCACGGTGGTTTTTACATGCTGTATCGAAAGATGTTGAAGATAAATTAATCGATTTCGCCATAAAAAATAATTCGATTATAATGCTCGAATTTAGAATTATAGGAGATAAACCTGATTATACCCACGAAAGAAGATTGATTGATTTAGAAAAGTTTATAAAAAAATTATTAGATAAAGGATTTGTTATAAAACATTTAGAAAAAGGAAAGGGGTTATCTAAGGTCGGAGATAATGACCCTTTATTAGCAAGAGTAATAGCAGAATACAATGGTTAAACTAGAGCATATAAAAGAAAATATAAGAGATGCAAAAGAGATAGCCGAAAAATTAAACTTCCCTATTATTCTTGATGGTGGTTCGCTCCTCGGAGCATACAGAGATAAGGGAGTTATCAAAGGCGATGAGGATGATGTTGATTTTGCCGTGCCTTATGAAGTGGCAGAATTTAAAATGTTGCAGATAATTAAAGAATTTGAAGAAAGAGGTTTTGAATTGTTTAGATTAAGACCGACTGTTATGACTTTCAAAAGAAATGAAACCAAGATTGATTTGCTTTTTTATAAATGGAGTGAAGATTGGGGTTGTAATTATTTAACTCTTTATCACGATAAAAAACCTTTTGCTTTGATCGTTCCAGCAGGATACTGGCTTGATTTGTCAGAGATAGAATTTTTAGGCATTAAATTAAAATGCCCCAAAGAGATAGAAAGGTATCTTGAATGGAGATTCGGGGACTGGAGAACACCTGTATTAAGACCAAACTTTGGATTCCAAAGTTATTTAGAAAATGATTATAACAAAGAACTTACACAATGTCTTTAATTAAAAAAGACAAAAAAATAGCAGTAATACTTCACACAACTTTCACTCGCTTTGAATATGCAAAAAAGACGATAGAGAGTTTTATAAAAGACAAAAGATTTGTCCTTTATGTGTCCGATACAGGAGCAATAACACCTGAAAAACTAGATTATTACAGGGAGTTAGAGAAGAAAGGACACTATACTTTTATGACTGGTTGGGACACTTCACCTGCTATAACTAGAAATTTTTTAGTTGATAACGTAGAAGAAGATTATATATTTAAGATTGATGATGATTTTGAATTTAACGACAAAGATGTAAAAGTCGCAGAGATAATAAAATTGCTAGACGAAAATCAAAATCTTGGTTTAGTTGGGATGTCAGTAGTAAGTGCAAAGGTAAAATCAAAATTTGTTTTCCATGCAGAAAGATTAACTGATAGTAAACAAGGAGATTTTATGAAACTAGATCCGATTGATTTAGAAAAAGTTAAAGAAAATATTTATTGTGATGTTACACCTGATTGCTGGATTGCCAAAAGAGAGATATTTCCTGATTGTAATTGGGACGAAAGATACCATGTTAGCGAAGGACTACACACAGATTTCTTTTTACACATTAAATTCAATACAACGTGGCGAGTAATGTATAAACCAGATAGCATAATGTATACTTTTAAATATGATGGCAAATTTGATATATCAGAAAATAAAGGAAGTTTTTATAATCGCAAAAGATTTAGAAAAGTAAAAAATTTAGAAAATTTTAGTAGAAAATGGAGATTAAGAAAAGAAAATCCTATAAATCGTTGGTAATATGATAAGTGGAAATAGAAAAAAAGAATATAACAAAGGTTTAATAACTGTCGCAACAGGAGAGTATAACGAATTTATACCAAGTATGATTAAATCTGCAAAGGAATATTTCCATTGCCATTTTTATATCTTTACAGACAAACCTGAAATGTATGAGCATTTTAGCGATATAACAATAGTAAAAATTGAGCATTATGGTTGGCCTAAAATGCCCTTGTTAAGATTTGAATTATTGCATAAAAATATAGATTTATTTAAAGAAAGTTATCTATTTCTTATTGATTCAGAAGCAATTTTTGAGAAACCAATTACACAGGCAATATTAGGGTATAGAGTGGCAACGCTCCACAGGAATATAACTCGTTTAAGAGATGAATTTAATTATGAAACAAGACAAGAAAGCACAGCTTTTGTAGGAAAACACGAAGGGGAAAAATATTATGCTTGTGGTTTTGTTGGAGGACAAAAAAGAGAATTTAAAAGAATGTGCAAAGTAATTTCTGAAAATATACGGACAGATATAAATAATGGTATCCGTGCAATTTGGGGTGACGAAAGCCATTTAAATAGATATTTGATAGATAATAGACCTGACGTTGTTTTACCGCCAAATTATATGTGTCCATCTACAAACTCATATTTTATACCTTTCATAAAACACAGAGATAAACAATTTAAAAGAGTAAACAAAGAAGACACAAAAAATTATTTAATAGTTAATAAAGAAGATTATAATTTATGAAAATACTTATAACAGGATCGGAGGGTTATATAGGATCTCGTCTAAAAAAGAAAATACAAGATTTAGGAATCGGGGAATTATTTTTAATTGATTTGAAAAAAGGTAATGATTTAATGACTGCTAAACTTCCTGATGTAGATATTGTCTTTCATCTATCAGCACAATCCGGTGCAATTCCATCAATAGAAAATCCAATTTGGGATGCTAGGACAAATATTTTGACGACGATAAGATTGGCAGAACACTATAAAGGAAAAGCAAAAATAATTTATACAACATCAGGCGGAGCAAAAGACCCTGAAAGTCCGTATGGTTTGAGCAAAAAAGTTGGAGAAGAATATTTAAAAATGATACATAACAATACAGTAATTTGTCGCCTATCTTCTATTTATGGAGGAAAAGATAGGGGCGTGGTCGATAATTTTATAAGAGATGAAGTTCCTACAGTTTTTGGAGATGGTTCTGCTGTTAGAGATTTTGTCCATGTTGACGATATTATTGAAGGACTAATAAAAGCAATGGATTGGGAAGCCGTAGAATATGAAATGGGTAGTGGCATAGGAACTTCTGTAAAGGAAATTGCTGACGCTACTGGAAAACAAATACAATATTTACCAGTAAGAAAAGGAGAAAAACAAGAAGCAATTTTGCAAAACACAACACCTAATTGGAAACCAGAAATCGAAGTCTTATTTTATATTAAAAGTTTAACTAACAAATAAATAATATGAGAGTTAAACCAGAAATAAAAGAAACAGAAAACTTTGGAAAAATCGTCAGAATTAGTGATGTTGAAGGTTTCGGCGATTGGTTAAGGGGACAAACAATACCCTTTTTAGAAAATGATGAAAATCCTGAAGATTGGGCTTATTATGGGGATTATTTAAATTTTATTGATAAAAATTAACTAACTAATAAATAATATGAAAGAAAAAATAAAAGAATCCGAAATTAGTACTTCTCTTATAGAGATTAACTTGAAGTATTCCGAGTGGCAGAATATGTATACATTCGGTCGCTGGTTTAATATGAGGATTTTTAGCTTTATATTTCCAACTGTATTAAAAATAAACATTACAAGGGATTAAGTAAATAATTAAATATGAAAATAAAAGCAACATTAGAAAAAGTAAACGAAGCATTAAATAAAATTAAAGAAGTTGGAAATATAGCAGTTAATGGTTCGGAAGGGAGTTTTTCAGCAAAAGGAGTTGAGGGGCGATTTTCTTTTGACCAAGAAAACGAAATACTAACTGTAGTTATTGATGATAAACCTTGGTTAGCTTCTGATTCTATGATTGAAAGTGAAATTAAAAAGTTTTTTAATTAACTTTGAGTCCCAAATTACTCAAAAAATTTACTGGTTGAAATAATCGTGGGGTGAAATTCCCCACATATTTAAAATTAAACATTTTAAACTATGAAAAATAAATTAGACATACTAATAACAACATTTTTAAGAAATGATAAACTCGCAAATCTAGTATCATCAATCCCTGAAAAATATAAAGAAAGAATTTTAATTGGAGATCAAAACGAAATAAAAAATAATCAATATTGGGATAATCTTATTTATTTACCATATAACTGCGGACTGTCAGTCGCAAGAAATGAATTAGTCAGAGCAACCGAAAAAGAATTTGTTTTAATTTTAGAAGATGATTTTGAATTTACACACGAAACTAACATAGAGAAAATGATAGAACTTATGTCTATTTCGCCTGAAATTGGCATTGTAGGGGGTAGAGTGCAACAAAACGATATAGATATACCATTTGAGTTTATACCAACCATAGAGGACGGAATTTTGTACCACAAAGACGATGGTAACGATTGGAAAATTCACAATGGTATAATATATAAAGAAACAGGTTGTTGTCTTAATTTTATGCTTGTCCGTAGAGAAGTTTTTAAAGATGTAAGGTGGGACGAAAAATTAAAATTGCGAGAGCATGTTGATTTCTTTTTGAGACTAAAAAATACAAAATGGAAAGTATTATTTACTCCCGATGTAAAGATAAAAGATGCAAAGACTAGACCGAGTGAAGAATACAAAAGAATTAAAAAAGAAAATCAAGATTTATCACTTCCTTATTTATTTGAAAAGCACATTATCCACAAAATTATATACAAAAACGGTTTTACTTATGAAATAAAAAATGGTATTATTAGTCATTATAAAAGCCCCATAAATAATTAAAATTATGAATATAAACCAAGCATTAATAGACCAATTAAATAAACTCGTTTCAGAGGCAGATTCTATTCAAGATGAATTAAGTAAAAAGATAACTGAATCAAAGGAAGCTGGGAAAGAAAACTATATTGAAGTCATGAGAGATGATGGAAAATTAAAAGAAGTTAAGGAAAGCGACCTATGGACAGAATACTTCTATTTAGGAGATAACGCAAAAAATCAGAGAGAAGTACTCCAAAAGAAATATCCTGAAGTTTTTTCTCTAGGTAATGAATTGGAAACAAGGATGAAGCTTTTGGAAACTTTTATTGCAGAAAATCTAGGATTTAGAGGAAGCATAAGAATATCTGATATCGTTAACTTAACTTTTGCAGTTTCAGATTTTAGAGTGAAACAATATATTGAAGAAAACAAAAAATCTATAAAGGACAAAAAGAAAGATAAAGGACAAAAGTAAAGGGCACTCCCCCTACAATTACATCTATTGACATAGTATTAGACCTATTCGGTGGAAGTGGAAGCACTCTAATAGCTTGTGAGAAAACAAACAGAATATGCTATATGAGCGAACTAGACCCAAAATATGCAGATACGATATGTGAGCGATGGTGTGAATATACGGGGAATAGAGATATAATTAAAAATGGTGAAAAAATAACATGGTAGAAGAAATTAAAAAAGAATTAACACCTAAGCAAAAAACGCTTATAAAAAAGCCAGAAGAAAGACAAACTGGCAAGGAAGAACCTTATGCTTACACAATAACAGATAAAGTTTTTGGTAAATTTAAGGTATTAAATACAGCAAATGCATGGTGGCAAGATGAGAGAAAAGTTAAAGATTTAATTCAGGCTTATAAAATTGATGCTACTCACAAAGAATCGTGTGCTTATGCTGGAATTTCTATAAAACAATTAGAGTATTTTAATAAGATACACAAAGACTTTTCAGGCATAATTGATGCTTGTAGGCAGATGCCTTGTTTAACCGCAAGAAAAACACTCGTTGAATCGTTAGACAAAGACCCAAACAAAGCACTAGAATATCTAAAACATAAAAGACGAGATGAGTTTTCAACTAGAACAGAAAATATAAATACAGAAAAAAGTTTAATTGACGAGCAAGAAGAAAGATTAAAAAAATTAGAGCAAGAATTAAGAGAAGATGTTAAAACCACAACTGAAACAACTAAATCCGAGACGAAAGAAATATATCCTCCATCTTGTTAGTCATTTTGAAATTGATGGTAAAAAAGGTGACGAGGTTATAACAGAGGGGCAACTAGTAATTGTCCATGATTTAGTATTCAGAGATAATAAAAGAGAACAAATAATCTGTTCAACTCAATATGGGAAATCACTTTGGGTTGCTATCGCTTGTGTATGGATTGCTTGTATTCAAGGAGAAATAGTATCAGTAATCGCTCCGAATAAAGAAAAGGCTAAAATTATAATGCGTTACTTTATTCAGCATATAGGAGATGACCAAAAGTTTTTTAATAAATTAGAAAAAGACAGTAGATTAGACAGGTTAAGGCAAGAGGAAAGTAAAGAAAGAATTATTCTAAAAAATGGTGGTGGTATATTCGTTGTTTCTTCACAAGAAAGAAATTCAAGTAAAAGTATTGAATCGGCTATGGGACTTGGAGCAAGAATAGTAATTGGTGATGAATATAATTTAACATCAGATAATACAGAAGCAACAATATTCCGTATGATTGCTGGTAAAGGTAAAGATGCTTTCTATTGCAAGATAGGAAACCCTTTTTATTCTAATCCGCCATATACCCACTTTTTAGATAGTTGGAATAATCCAAATTACGAAAAAGTTTTTATTGATTATAAACAAGGATTAAAGGAAGGCAGATATTCAGAAGATTTTATTGAAGAAGCAAAAAGAAAGCCTTTGTTTGATGTTTTGTTTGGTTGTGAGTTTCCACCTCTGGATGTTATAGATGAAAAAGGATTTAGGCCATTATTTATAGGAGATATAAAATACGGAATGAATCCAAGTCTTTTGAAAGAATTGATTGAAAAAGAAATTGAGAAAAAAGGAGAGTTAAAAATACCTGTTAAATTAGGATGTGATATTGGAGGCGGTGGGGATAAGAATGTATTCACTGCTCGTTGGGGTAAATTTGCCTCTGTGGTGGCTGAAAACAAGTCAAACGACACAATGACTAATGTTGCAGAAATACAACGCTGTATGGAAGAATATCACATTAAAGACACCGATATAAATGTTGACGATATTGGTATTGGTAGAGGGGTAGTAGATAGATGCCACGAATTAGGAATAAATGTAAATGGAGTAAGTGCCGGAGAAAAAGCAACAGACCAAGAAACATTTACAAACAGAAAAGCCGAGATGTGTTGGGATATGAAATTATGGCTTGAAGATGAAAATAGCAGAATAGACGAAAGACCTGAATGGGAGCAAGTAAAATGGTTAAGATATAAAGTAAATTCAGAGAAGCGAGTTCAAATAGAAAGTAAAGATGATTTAAAAAAGAGAACACATAAATCACCGGACTACGCAGAAAGTCTATATTTGACATTTGTGGATAACTCATTTGTTGGTTTTATTTAGAATGTTGTATTATTAATATGAAAGAAATTATGTCTCCAAAAGAAATAAATAATATTAAATTAAAAGAAGCCGATACTAATATTGAAAAAAGAATTTTAGGTATTATTGACGATGAAGTCGAAAGGATAGATTATGGAAAAATTATTTTAGAAATAACAGTTAGTGCCAGCAAAATTAAAAATATTAAAGTTGTTGAAAAGTCAAAGAGTTATCAATTTGACTAATTTCTACAATATGCAATAATTTTATTAAATCCAAATGGAAAAACCAAAGGATACATTTAGCTAATGTATCTTTTTATGTTTGAAAAACTACAAAAAACTTTAAAATCAAATACAGCCAACATCAAAGACTTTATATCAAAGAAGTCTTATAGTTATTCTGGCTTAATGTCTAACTTTAACTCTACTAATCTAAATTGGGGAGTAAATGAATTTATAAGTGCATACAAAACAAGTCTTTATTTTAATAAGACTATTGATAAACGAGCTGAGAAAGTCGGTGAAATTCAATTTAAATTATTCAAAGGAGATAAAGAAATAACAGAACACGAAGTGTTAAATATCCTTGCAAAACCAAACAAGTTTCATTCGGGAAATGAGTTTTTTTCTTTGTATCAGAAATATAAAGATTTAACAGGAGAAGTATTTATTTTAAAAAAATCAGATAGCGACATATTTAAAGGAGATAAAGTAAAAGAATTATATTTGCTACCTCCACAAAGTATGAAAGTAAATTGGAGTGAAGACGGAGAAATTGAAACCTTTGAATACAACCGGGGACAAGGTGGGACTGTAACTTATTTGCCAGAACAGATTATTTACGATTTTAGACCTGACCCAGCAAATCCTATAAAACCATTAAGCCTAGCACAAGCAGGAATTAGAGCTATTGATACAGAAACACAGATTGATGAATACCAAGCCAATATTTTGAGAAATGGTGGAAAGGTAGAGGGAATATTTAAATTTAAAACACCTAACCTTAACAAGAAACAAGCGGAGGAATTAAAGGATAGTTATAAATCACAAGTATCTGGTGCTAAGAAATCAGGCTTACCTTTATTTATGGGTGGAGATATGGAATACCAAAATACAGGACTAAGCCCCTCTGAATTGTCATACCTAGAATCAAAGAAAATCACTCTTGAAGATATTTTAATAATGACAGGAGTTCCGAAAGCAATTCTGGGTTCTTTTGATGAGATTAAATTTGATAATGCAGAAGCGAGCATTAGAATATTCTTAGCAGAAACTATCAATCCTTTGTTAAAGGCAATAGTAAATTCTTTGAATGAAGATAGTCTAATCCCTAATGATTTAGAATTGACCTATGTTGACCCAACACCTGCAAATATTGAAAGAAATTTAAAAATTGCAGAAAACGGAATTAAATATAGATATATAACTATAAACGAAGCAAGAGAAATAACAGGTCTTGAACCGATTGATAACGGTGATGAAATACCACAAGAGCCAATACAACAGCAACCTGTAACAAATAATAATTTTATAGTAAACAACGACAAAGAAAAGCTGGTTAGTAAAAAGAATATAGATGAAGAAGAAATTGTTCTACATCCTATGGCAAAAAGAGAAGCAAGAGAAAAACTATGGGATAGAGTAACAAAGAATATTGAAGAAGATGGAAGTGAATTTAAAACAATTATTGAAAGATATTTTAGAGATCAGAGAGATAGGGTTATTGAAAAAGTAGACCCGATTAAAAGTTTTAAAAAGGGTTTATTAGATGAAGTTTTTAATCAAGAATTAGAAATAAAATTAGGAGTAGAAACATTTCTGCCTTTCTTGACTACATTGCTTTCAAAATACGGACAAGATGCTATGGAAACAGCAGGGAGTAAATACAATTTCCATATAACAGGTAATATCGCTAGTTTCCTAGATAAAAAAGTAAATGTATTCGCAAGACAAATAAATGAAACAACATTTAAGAAATTAAAATCAGAATTTGAAGAAAGTTTTAATCAACAAGAAACTAGACCTGAATTAGTAAAAAGAATAAGACAAACTTACGGAGATATTACTAATTCAAGGGCAGAAACAATAGCAAGGACAGAAGTTCAAGGTGTTTCACAATATTCAAGATTAGAAGGATATAAACAAGCAGGATTAGAAACTAAAATTTGGGTTTGGTCAGCAGGAATTAAGGGAGGAGTAAGGGATAATCATCAGTCAATGGATGGCGATGAAGTTCCGATCAATCAGGTATTCTCAAATGGTTTGAATCAACCAGCAGACCCTAATGGTCCAGCAGGAGAAGTAATTAACTGCATGTGCATTATATAAATATGAGGAGTCATTAATAATTATTAATTTATAAATATGAAGAAATACGAAATATTTGGAGTAGAAATAAAAACAGTAAATGAGGAAAAAGGAACTCTCGAAGCTGTTTTTTCTACTCAAAACGAGGACAGACACGGAGATGTCGTCATGCAAGATGGCTGGGACTTAAAAAATTTTAAAAAGAACCCTGTTATTTTGAACAGCCATAACTATGGAGATGCAACCGAAGTAATCGGTAAAGCAATCAATCCGAAAGTAGTTGATGGAAAATTAGAAGGTAAAATTGAATTTGCTGTTAATCAAAGTGAAAAAGCAAAAACTATTTTCAATCTTTACGCTGGTGGTTTTCTTAAAGCTTTCTCCGTTGGTTTTATTCCGCTTGAATTTGACGAAAAGGATTATTCAAAAATCACAAAAGCAGAATTATTAGAAGTTAGTGCTGTATCAGTGCCAGCAAATGCTATGGCTCTTGCTAAAGCAAAAGGTATTGATGTAAGCGTTTTAGAAAAAGAAAATGAATCAAACACAAATAATGAGGATGAAAAAGATAATGGGGAAATTACCAAGGACAAAGGCGACAGTGGTAAAGATGAACGGAAAAAAGATAATGAAACCATTGAGCCAAACAAAAGAGTATCAAGCCGTGCAAAAGAGTTTGAAAACTGGGAAGATGCGGACAACGAAGTAAGACTCAAATTGAGAGATATAGACCATTTCAATGAAGGAACTTTTGAAAAGATTACATATAAAGCAATTTCTCCTGTAATTAATGGAATTGTTGCTCTACCTATCGGAGAAACAAGGAAAGTATTACAAATGCTTATATTTCCAAAGATTGAAGGGTGGACATTGGATGATGCAAAGAAATACTGGTCTGTAAATCAAGAAGACATTATAAACTGGAAGAAATCTCTCGCTAGAAAATTAGATAAAAAAGAATTTGTTAAATTTGCAGAAAAGACAGAAAGACAAGAAGAGAATTTATTGAAAGTTGCCAAATCAGTTATTGACGAAATGAATAAAGACCCTGAAATGAAGAAATTTGAAAGAAATAGAAAAATTAATCAAGCAGTTAGAAATTTACTGAAAGCAAAAGAACTTTAACAATTATTAAGAGATGATATGTGCATATATTATAAGGTCGTATAACCCTCGGCACGAGGCATCTAAAAAACATTAAAAACTTAATTAAATTAAAAAAATATTATGGACGAATTAAAAAAATTGATTGCAAAACTTTTGAAAAAGGGATTTGCGACTGCTTCTGAAAAGAAAGCAGTTAGAGATATAGTAAAGGAACTTGACGGAGATGAGAATGAAGAAGTAGTGGAAGAAGTTGAAAAAGTTGAGAATTTGCCAGAGGAAGAAGAAACTCCTGATGATACAGAAGTTGAGAAAGGTTTGAAGAAACTTTTGTCAAAAGCTGTTAAGGAAGTTTCTGAAGATGTGAAGTCAGAAGTATCTGCTCATGTCAGAAAAGAACTTGCTAAAATCAAGCAAGGAGATGGTGTTTACCAAAATGATGTTAAAGAAGCGAGAAAAGGTATCAATCAAAAAATGGTTGGTATGTGTAAGTCTTTGTTTAGCGGAAACGAAGTAGCAATGAAAGATTTAACAACTGATGCAACAGGTAGCCCATACGGTGGATATACAGTTGATACAGAATTGTCTGCAGAAATTAGACATCTTATTACTGAATACGGAGTAGCATCAAGAGAGATGAATGCTTTGCAACTTTCAAAGCATAACTACAAGGCAAATAACCTTGCAACAGACGTTGTTACTTATTGGGTAGATGAAGCAGGTTCAATTAAATCATCACAAGCTGTTCTAGGACAAGGAACACTTGATTTGAACAAGATTGCAACAATCGTTTCATTTACAAGTGAGTTGCTTGAAGATTCTGAAATTGACTGGGTATCATTCATCGGAGGTAGAGTAGCCGAAGCAATGGCAGAAATGGAAGACGAAGCATTCTTTAATGGAGATGGAACATCAACATACGGATCATTCACAGGTCTATTGAATAACACTTCTGTAAACGAAGTTGTAATGACAGGAACAACATTTGCATCACTTGATGCTGATGATTTGATTGATATGGTTGATTCTACACCATCAGGAGCATTAGCAAATGCTAAGTTCTACATGAACAGAACAATTATGTCACTTGTTAGAAAGTTGAAAGATAGTAATAACGATTACATCTATCAAAGACCTTCAGAGAGTGGTCCAGCTACAATTTGGGGTTACCCAGTAGTATTGGTTGAGGTTATGCCTACAACTAGCGATACTGCGGCTGACACTTCATTAATCCTATTTGGAGATTTGAAGAAAGCTTGTATCTACGGATTCAAAGGAGGTATCAAGGCTGATATATTCCGTTCAGGTTCTGTTAGAAATTCAGGTGATTCAGCTGATGTTAACTTGATTACAACTGACAGAGAAGCTATCAGATGGACAAGGAGAGTTGGTTACTTGGCTATTTTGCCAACTGCTGTAACTAAACTTACAACTGCAACGGCTAGTGCGTAGTCTTATAGTGGGGATTACATCGTAGTCCCTACGATTAAGCCTAAGAAAATATGTATAAATATATTTATAAAAATAGAATAACAGGACAAAAAGTATATTCAAACAAAAAATTAAATTTGCAATTTTTAGATTTGGTTAAAGAATTTAGAGATGGAAAATTAAAAGCTAATGAAATAATGAAAAAATAATATGGCTAAAAAAGGATATACAACAGAATTAAAAATTGAGAGTTTCCTGAACACAACAATAACTACAGGTGCAGTTGATGATTATATTGAAGCATCAGAAAATATTATTGATAACATTACTGGAAGAAACTTTATTGCTGATACAGTGGCTATCGCTAGAAAATATGATGGAAACGAAAGCCAAGACCTAGTCATTGATGATTGTGTAGAAATAACAAAGGTAGAATTAGGAAGTAATTATTATGGAGATAGTTATTCAGAGATTTCAGATGGTGGAAGTGATGGATATTATCTGTTTCCTACCAATTATTCGGCTCTAGGCTATCCAATTAATAAAATACACCTTAGGAGTCGTATTTGGATAAAAGGTCTCGCAAATCACAGAATTACGGCAAAATGGGGGTATTCTGCAAGCGTTCCTGCTGATATCCAGTTTGCAACTACTATCCTAGCGAGCTTGATGTATAAATATGGGCGGTCTGGTGCAGTTGGAGGAGTAAAGAGCGAGAAGATAGGAGAATATGCAGTTACTTATGGAACAGCAGAAGAATTGGATAATTTGAAAAAGGTTGATGCGATTCTTAATCAATATAAAAAATACGAATTATGATAAGTGATTTTTTTACAACAACATTTACCGTAACGAGAATGATTTGGAGTGGTGATAGCTCTGCCGAAGCTTCACAAGGAACTTTCTCAGGCCATATACAACAAGCAGAACCTGAATTGGCACAAAGTCTTGGATACGCATTTACTAGAACATTTAAAGTCTGGTGTGCGGTTGATACAGATGTTGAAGACGGGGATACACTAACGGTTGGAAATAATACATATTCAGTAAGAGCAAACAAGGTTTTGCAAGTAGGAGAAAATCAACATTTACAATTAATAATTGAAAAAGATGAGTAAATTTGGAATAAAACAGATAGGATTTAAGGAATTAGAAAGGGCTATAAAAAGAAACCCAAAAGCAGTTGCTAGTGAAACAAAAAAATTTTTGACAAAAGGTATTGCTTTATATAACAGAACGATTGTCGGTAGTCCTTGGAAAGTAAATCAATCTGGTGGTGGTGTCCCAGTAGCGACATTAGAAAGTGCTGGTTATACAGGTGGACAAACAAAGCAATCTATAATTGTTGATACTTCTAAAAGATTTGAGGCAAGCATATACCCTGATCTGAAAATATTTAGAAAAACATGGAAAGGACTAACATACCCTGAATTAGTCCATCAAGGAACTAGAAGAATGAAAAAAAGACCTTGGTTAGACTTCGCCAGAGAGAAAAATAAACGCAAGATAGGTAGTTTAGCAAGAGAATTATTAGCAAATATCACAAAAGATTTAGCAAGATAACATGACAACAACAATATACCCAACATTAATATCAAAAATAAGGACAGTGCTTGAAGCAGTGACTAAAATTAAGGTTGTTTATGATTACCCTATTACAAAGATTACTCAATATCCTGCTTGTATATTTTTACCTAGTAGTTTTGAGAATAATAAAGAAACAAATCAGGAAAATTTTAAAACATACACATTCAAACTTTATGTTGTTATTGGAACTAAGCAAACAACAATGGATAATGCTTGGTCGGTAGTAATGCCAAAGACTTTGGATGCGGTATTACAGGCATTAGATGAAGGTTGGGATTTTGATACGATTGCAGGGCATAGAGTATGGACGAATGTTGAAACTGGTTTATGGAGTGTATCAGAAGAACAAGACGGATTACAGATTACGGCAGAAATTGATTTAACAGCTAAACTTCTGACAGCAAGTTAGAAGATTGGTAAATATTATTAGTAATTATTAATTAAAAAAATATTATGGAAATTATAGGAAAAGAAATCGAGGTAGGATTCGGTGTAGAAGAAACCCGAGGAACTGCACAAGGAACGGCAGAAAAGTGGATGAAGAAAGTAACCGCTAATGTCGTTGAAAGAGCAGAAAAGGTTACAGACGATGCTTCTCGTGGTCGTCTTGAAGATTCAGACGGTAGCCGAATAGTTAAAAAATGGGTCGAGGGAGACATTGAGGGTATCGTTCATGCAGATGCTATCGGATATATTCTTTATAATCTTTACGGTTCTGTTTCTTCATCAGTTGTTTTGGGGTCAGTTTATGACCACGTGTTCAATATAAGTAATGCAATACAGCATGCTTCACTTTCAGTATTTATGAAAGACGGAGGAGTGCAACAATTATCAATGTCTAACTGTATGGTTGGAACTTTCAATCTATCAGGTGCAGTTGATGATTATGTAAGATTTACAACATCTATCATGGGGTCATCAGCAACAGACAATTCAGATACTCCAAGTTACGATACTGAATATGATTTTATTGGAAAAGATATTGAAGTAAAAATTGCCGATTCAGAAGCAGGATTATCAGGAGCAACAGCAATTAAAGCAAAGAGTGTTGATGTAACATTCGATCAGGGGTTAATTTCAGACCACATTGTTGGACAATATGCACCTGATGATGTGTATAACTCAATGATGAGTATTGAAGGAGAAATTACTTTGAATTTTGCAAATGAAACATATAAGGATTTGTATCTAGCAGATACATCAAAATATATGCAAATTAAAATTCAAGGTTCGGCTGATATAGGAGGAGGAAGTAACCCAACAATTACATTGCTACTTAACAAGGTTCAATTCCAAGATTGGAATAGAAGCGGTGGTAACGATGAATTGGTTGCAGAAACACTTTCATTCAAAGCGTTTTACAATGCAACAGACGGAAAGCAATCACAGTTGACATTGAGAAACTTGACAACTGAATACAGCTCGCCAATTAGTGCCTAAGTAAAAAGCCCGTCCTTTCGGGCGGGCGATTTACTAAGAAGTTCTTTCAAAATATTCTTCTGGTTTGCTGAAATATATAAAAAATTCCATTAAAGCAATTAAGCTTGGAATATATGTCCAGCAAAACAAAAGATATAAAAGACCTTGTAAGTTTTCTTTTAAATAAAACTTATGTACTCCTATACCTCCAAGAAAGAGGGTTAGTAGTATGACAGTGGTTTTTTTACTCATAGTTTTTTATTAACTTATAATTACAAATAATACAATGAATTTAAAAAAAATAAAACTACCAAGTGGAAAAGAAGTGGAACTTGTAGAATATGTTGAAGCAGGTATTGTTTTAGACTTGCCTAAACAGAGTGATAGAGTGGAGTTTCTACTTAAAAATCTAATAGTTTCTTTTGAGGGTTCTAAAGAAAATGTTTACGAAGGAATAAGAAAATTAAATCTTAAAGATTACAGAGATTTAGATAACGAACTAACTAAACTAATGGACAACGAGGAGGAAGGTTTAAAAGTTTAATTGACCCTTATACACAGTATTTTGCAGGAAAGGGTCGCCTGTCAGAAAGAATGAACATACTAGAAATATGTATAATAATGGGATGGGATTATCAAACTTACAGGAAACAACCGAAATGGATGATAGATCATATAGTAGCAAGAAGTATAGGAGAGAATAGATTTATTAAATGGGAAAACAAAAAATATGGCAGAAAATAGAGATTTACAATTAGTTCTAAAATTAAAAGATGAAGCTTCAGGGAAGTTGAAAAAGTCAGCAGATAGTATGGTTAAAACTGGAGCAAAATTGTCTTTGGCTTTTTCTGTACCTCTTGGATTAGCTGTTAAGAGTTTTATCAATGTGGCTTCCGAAGCAGAAGAGACTCAAGCAAAGTTTAATACTGTTTTCAAAGGAATAGAATCAGATGTCAATAAATGGGCAGATGAATTTGCAAATAGTGTTGGTAGAGCTAATAAAGATATAAAGTCATTTACAGCAGGCTTATCAGATGTATTAAAACCTATGGGGTTAAGTACGAAACAAGCTTCTGAAATGTCTAAAGAGATGGTTCAACTAGCTCTTGATGTGGCGTCTTTCAACAATAGACAAGATGCAGATGTTATCAGGGCTTTTACATCTGCTTTAACTGGAGAAAGAGAAAGTCTAAAAACTCTTGGTATTGTTATAAGTGAAGCAGATGTCCAACAAGAAGCTTATAATTCTGGTTTAGCTAGAGTTGGAGAAACATTATCTAAAACAGCAAAGGCACAGGCAACAATGAATCTTTTGTTTAAAAATTCAAAAGATGCACAAGGTGATTTATTAAGAACAAGTGATAGTTTCGCAAACAAAACAAAGGCTTTATCTGCACAAATAACTAACCTAAAAGAAAAACTTGGAAATGAATTGCTACCTACTGCTGTTAAAATTGTTGACAAATTAAGTAAGATGACAGATTGGGCTTTTAAATTAGATGGTAATACAAAAGATTTAGTTAAATCATTCATAGTATTTGTAGGAGTATTAGGTCCGGTTAATTTAGCTCTCGGAGGAATGTTGAAGGTTGGATTACCTTTAATAGCTTTTACTAAAAGTTTAACTACTTCTGTTGTAGGTTTGAGAACAGCTTTATCATTAACAGGTGGAGTGCTTACTGTTTTTATTGCAAGTGCAACTGCTTTAGGGACATACTTAACTTCAAAGATAAATTCATCTTATGATGAAATAATAGGTAACCTAGAAAAAACAGGGAATCAAGCAGATGCTCTTAGGGAAAAACTTATTTCTGCAAGAAGCCCCATAAAAGATTTAACAGGAGAATTATCCGAAATGGGAAATGTATCTAAAGAAACAGCAGATAAGATTAAAAATCTTGAGAAAGAAATATCAAATACAATAAAAGATGAATCTAATAACCAAGCAAAATACAAAACTGATTTAGCAGAAGCAATAATAGAACAAGAAGATAAGGTTGCAGAACTTACAAAGCAAGTAAAAGAAAAATCTGCAGAAGCTTCTAAGACAACAATAAATTCTCAAGCACAGGAGGAACTAGCTATATTGAAAGATAAACTAGCACAGGAGGAAACAGCTTTACAAACAGCTAAAGAACAGAAACTTGGAATACAGACAGAACTTACAGAAGCTAGAAGGAGAGCAGAGCTTACTGATTTTGAATTAAAAGTTGAAAATCTTAATAAACAAAGAGAATTAGACCAAAAACAATTTATAGAGAAATTGGCATTACAACAAGCAGAACTTACAGCTTTGAGGTCTGCTAATAAAGAGGTTGAGCAAGTGCAAAAAGATACGACAAAAGTCATAAATGATGAGTATGAAAAGAGGGCTGTCAAATCAGAGGAATCAGCACGGAGACAGATAAGAGCAAATGCAAGTGTTGTTGGTATATCTCAACTTCCCGGACTTCAAACAATCGCACCAAGAGAAACAAGATTACAAGGAGTAATAAGTGGAGGATTAAACGTAACAGTAAACGGAGATGTTTCAGGGGAAGATCTAATAAGTAAAGTCGGAAATAGTATAATGAATCAATTAAGGGGTAATCAAAAACTATAATGAGTATTACAGTAAAAATAAATACAGTTGACAGGACAAGTAATATAAAATACGAATCTTTAAGTGTTGTTCAAAGACTTACATCTCAAGTAGATACTGCAAAATTTAAAATAATAAAAGCAGGAGATAAAACTTTTGTCCCATCTTATGATGATGATGTAGAAATTAAAGATGGTTCTACTATTATTTTTACAGGAAAGATAACTCAAATCGAAGATGATTCATTTAGTCAGGCAGGGGGTGTTGTTTATAATGTTAGTTGTATAGATAACACTTACGAATTTGACAAAATACTAGCTTCTAAGACATACGAGGGGCAAACGATAGCATATATCATAGATGACATTGTAACCTCGTATGCAAGCGGTTTTACTTCAAATAATGCTACTTCTGATTTTGTAATAGAAAGAATTGTATTTAACCAAGTGCCATTATCTACTTGCTTAAAAAGACTAGCAGATATTGTGCAATATGATTGGTATATTGATGTCGATAAAGATGTTCATTTTTTCCCAAAAGAAACAGAATCAGCACCTTTTGATTTAACGGATACAAACGGAAATTATGTTTATAAAACGCTAAAAAGAACAACTGATGGTTCTCAGGTAGTAAATAGGGTTAAAGTAAGAGGGGGAGAATATGAGGGCGATACTTATACAGATGAAATTGTTGTTAACGGTAACACATCAAAATCTTTTCAATTACCATATAAATTTGCTAATTTAACCATAAAATTAAATACAGTTTCTCAAAATATTGGTATTGATTTTATTGATGATTTTACGGTGGTTGATGTTTTATATAACTTCGCAGAGAAAACGATAAGATTTGAAAATCCTTTATCAGATTCGGATGTTATAGAATTTTCAGGTAACCCAAAAGTGCCAGTATTTGCTATTGCAGAAGACCCAACAAGTATTGCAAGTTATGGAGTTATAGAAAAATTGCTAAGAGATAATAATATTAAGAGTAATGAAGTAGCTAGAAAAAGAGCCTCTGCTGAATTATATGCTTATGCCGAGCCAGTCGTTGATGCTCGTTTCTATACTTATCAAAGCGGATTAAATGTTGGAATGACAATAAATATCCAAAGTGATTTAAGGGGTGTAGATGAAAATTTGATAATCAAAAAAATTGATTTTAAAATGATTGACCCTAATACATTTGGTTATCAGGTAGAATGTGTAAGCACAAAAAGACAAGATTTGATTGATTTGTTGCAGAAAATAATTGAACCAGAGCCAATGGATGCTGATGAAAGAGAGGTATCGGAACAGATATTTACAGACACAAAAGTTGTTGAGATAACAGAAGAAATAACAAATGTAACGGCACAAGACGGAGACGAGGATATGGAAATTGCAGAGAATTATGTATTAGATCCATTCGGTGCAAATACAAATGCGATCTATGTTTTAGCACCATATACCCCATCAAGTCAGTTAGATACTAAAAGGGAAGGTCGTTTGGATATTTCAATGTTATTAACATAGACACAATAATTATTATTCGCTATAATTTAATCAAACAATCCTAGTGGAAAAACCAACGGATTAGATTAAAAAACTAATTCATATGGAAAAAAACTCAAAAGAAAAATCAGGTGTAAAAGGAGAATATACTTTTTTCTCCATTTCTGACTGGGTTAAAGAAAACTCAAAAGAAATTTCTCTATTAAGGGAATATATAAAAACAGGTAATAAAAATATTATAGAAAATCTGAAAAAATCAGGTGCTATTTTAAATGTTCAAACAAAAACAAACCTAATCCCAACAACAGGGTTTAATGTTTTAACAAGATTACTTTCAGGAGATACAACATATTCAGGAGAGGTTGATTATGGAGCTATTGGAACAGGAGTAAGTCCATCTTTTACGGTAGCTAGCACACAATTAGTTTCAGAACAATTTAGAAAACAAGCATCTTCTCAAAGTTATGATGATAATATCGCTTATATTGATTGGTTTATTGCCAGTGGAGATGTAGCTGATGATACTTATACAGAATTTGGTGCATTTATCGATGGCTCTGCGAGTGCAGATTCAGGTCAAGCTTGGTCGTTGCTTGCAACAGGGAACTGGATTAAGAGTGGTAGTATATTTATATCAGCAAAGTATACTCTAACTAACGCATAACACTATGAGTGAAATAAAACAAGATTGGTCTCCCGGAGACACATTAAATGCTAGCGATTTAAATTCAAACTTTGATCAATTACAAAGTCGCTATAAAAAAGAATTTACCTCTGGTGAAGATATAACAAAAGGACAGGCTGTTTATTTAAAAGGAAACTCGGCTATTGATTTAGAATTATCATCTAGTCAATATTTAAGTATTTCAGATGGTTCACAGACAGGATTAGATTTAAGTAGTGATTTTACTTTTGAATGTTGGATTAAGTTAGAACAGCTACCAAGTACAGCAGGTACTAACTTTTCTATTATAACTAAAAATAATGACTGGGATGCAGCAATAGACAGAGGTTTTCAATTTTGGATAAATTCTTCTGATATTTTAGGATGTTGGATAACTGGAATTACAACAACTCAATCATCATATTCAACAATGGATGAAGCTTTTGATGGTGATGATGTTGGTGTTTGGATACATCTTGCTGTTTCGTGGGATGCTTCTGCATCAGAATATGTATTTTATAAAAATGGAGTATTAAAGGGGGGTACATCAATTTCATCAACAGCAAATAATATAAGAAACTCTACTGGTTCATTTTTAATTGGTTCTACTTATGGTACTGGAGCAAATAAGTTTTTCTTTGATGGAATGATAGACGAAGTGAGAGTATGGAGTGATATTCGGACAATAACTGAGATAAACACAAATAAAGATGTTGAATTAATTGGGACAGAGGATAATTTGGTTGGTTATTGGAATTTTAATAATAATTTGTTAGATGTGACTTCAAATAATAATGATTTAACAAATAATGGTTCAGCAGTGTTTAGTATTTTAGTTCCTTTCTCTACAGGAGATAAAATATTTAAAGCAAGTTCGGCTAATATAAATACAAGTGATAATTTTATAGGATTTGCAGAAGAAACAACCTTAGCAGGAGTATCTACTAAAGTTGTTATTGGTGGTCTAGTTACAGGTTTAACAGATATCATATTATCTCATTATTATCTAGCAGATACTGCTGGAACAATAGATACGACTGCTGGATCTGTAACAAGAAAAGTAGGTATAGGTATTTCAGAGACAGAATTAATAATAACCAACATCTGGTAGCTTAGTCAATATTACAATATGAAAGAAACAAGATTTTACAAAAAGAAATTAACAGCAACGACAACACAGCAAAGTTTAAACTTTGAAGATTTAGGAGTGCGTCTGGCAAAATACAGTATTTTAAACTATGGAGACAACGAAGTTTATATCGAGCCAGATAATGATATTGATAACGATAGTGTATTATTGCCGATTGGTTCTAATATAGATCTCGGCCCGGATAATCTTTCTTTACAATATAAATCAGTTTCGGGTGAATCTACATTATATTTAACAGGAATTAAACACGTCAAATCTTAAAATGATAAATCTAGCAACAATTAAAAAATATGTAAATGATTTAATTATTAAGTTAGATGAGGTTATTACAGCTCTCGGTAATATAGAAATAGATACAGAAGGTATTGATTTAAACACTGACGAAATAGAAGGTAAACTTGATATCTTAAATGCTACAGATTTCTCAACCTCAGAAAAGCAAGATGATATTATTGCCAAATTGGCGGAAGTTATTGATACCCCTGAATTTTTCGAGGATACTTCTTTCGTCACTGGGGATAGCCCTGTAACACTTGACCTAAACACTGCTCTTGGAAGAAACGCCACACAAGGGTATATCATCAATGACGGAGCTGGCAATTTCACTGTGTCTTTCTCAACTGACGGAATAGCTTTCGGTGATGCGATTACAATGAAGAAAAATGAGATTTTAGAATTTGAAAAAATAAGCGTTGATTCTATAAAAATAACTTGGGTAAGCGACAGTGCTTATCGTGTTTCAGTGATATGATAAAACTAAAAAAACAATTTATAGATGACCATTCACTGCTAGATAATCTTGCAGTAGATGACCACACCCAATACGCTCTCCTCGCAGGTAGGGCAGGTGGGCAGACTTTAATCGGGGGAACAGCTAGCGGAGAGAATCTCATATTGCAATCCACTTCTCACGCCACTAAAGGCAAAATCCTTTTTGGCACTTCGGCTTATGATGAGGTGAATAACAGGTTGGGGATTGGTGAAACAGCCCCAGGGGCACAACTTCAAGTCAATGCAGTCACTGCTTCAGTAATTGCTCAAATCATCAAAGGTGCAACATCTCAATCTGCTAACTTATCTGAATGGAGAAATTCAACAGGTACTGTTCTAACAAGAGTCTCACCAACAGGAATAATCAGCTCTGGTAGCGGAGTTACTGATATTCTTAAACTTCAAGGAACTTCTGGAAATGGAACAGCGACAAGTCCAGCCATTCAATATCTAGTCGGAAATAATGGGGCGACTATTGCAGGAACTTTTTTAAATAATGGAAATTTTGGCTTGGATACTGTTGCACCAAGTGAAATACTTTCTTTCGGAAATGCTCAAGCTAGGAAGATTTGGATTGAAACTACTGATTATAACACTGTCGGTAGGGAATTGACTGTTTCAGCTGGGAGTACCATAAATACTGACCCATCTGATGGTACTTTTAATTCTCTTAATCAAACAGTCCGTCAATGGTATGGTGTTGCTTCCGCACCTAACGGAGATATTTATGCTTGTGTTTATAATGGCGACATCTACATGCAGACTGGCGGAACAGGGGACTTTATAGCTTTAAGCCAAACAACTAGGGCATGGCAAGTAATAGCAGCTGCTCCAAATGGTGATGTTTATTGTGCTGATGCTGGTAGAGATATTTACAAACAAACTGGTGGCACAGGTAACTTTATCGCTCTTGGGCAAACTAATAGAAACTGGAAAGGATTAACAGTCAATCCAATTACAGGTGATGTTTATGCTTGTGTTCAGAATGGAGATATTTATATGCAAACCGCTGGGGCTGGTAATTTTAACGCTCTAAGCCAGACTGCTAGAAATTATTGGGGTATGGCTGTCAATCCGCTCACGGGTGATGTTTATGTTGGGGTGTATGGTGGTGATATTTATATGCAAACAGGTGGCACAGGTACTTTCAATGCTTTAGGGCAAACTAATAGAGCCTGGTTTGGATTAGGTTCTGACCCTAGTGGAAATATCTATGCAACTGTTGACGGAATAAATATATTTAAACAAACAGATGGAAGTGGTGCGTTTGTTTCTTTAAATCAAACAGCTAGACAGTGGTATGGTATCGCTGGTGCACCAAATGGTGATGTTTATGCTACAGTATGGAATAGTGGTAATATTTATAGACTAAACGCTTTATCAGGTGGTACTGCAGACCTTGCAGGTGGAGACTTAATCCTTTCATCTGGACAAGGCAAAGGAACGGGCACAAGTACGGTTTATATAAAAACAGGAACGACTCTCACCACTGGCACATCACTGCAAACATTATCAAACAAGGTGGCTGTGTATGGAAATGGTAATACTCATTTATTATTAGACAATCAAAAACTTTTATTCGGTGCAGGGCAAGACGCTAGTATTCTTTATGACGGAACAGACTTACATATTGACTCAGCCTTAGTCGGAACTGGTATTATTAGTTTAGATAGCGATACAAAACCCGTTGGTCGTTTAATTGTTCCTATGGGTGAAATAAACTATTTTGATACTACAGGAACAGCCATAACTATATCAACTCAATCAGACGGCTCATCTAATATGGTGCTAGTCAATCCAACCACAGCTTTATCTTCGGGAGAATATGAATTTGATAATGGAGGGGGGAATACTGGCAGATTAAGATACATAGGAGAAACAACGAAGATGTTCCACATTGCTTGTACAATTTCATTTTCACCAGCAACAGCAAATGATGAATTTGTTATCGGTATAGCTAAAAATGGAACTGTTATCAGTCAATCCAAAGTTATCAATATGGCGAGAGGTATCGGTGAAACCTCAAGCACTGCATTACACATTATGGCAGAATTGGCAACTGACGATTATTTGGAATTATATGTCGGGAATCTTAGTACAACTGGAAACTTTACAATTAAAACAATTGCAATGTTTGCTATGGGATTATAAATTAATAATAAAAAAATATATGGCGTTATTGAAAACAAAAATAATAGAAAGAGGGGAACAAGTAACTTACTGGCGATGGATACAACAAAATCGTTCTGACATAAATAAAGATTGTCATTATGTCTTAGGAGGCTGGAAAGATAAAGCAGAAAGAGATACTTACCCTCATCAACCAAGGATTCAGCAAAGCTTTAACTTTAATGGAGAGGAATATCCATTTTCAATCGAAGCCTTGAGTGAGGACGGAAAGAATGACTGCTGTATAGCTTACGAGAAAGTGAAAGAAAGCAAGCTGGATGAAGAAAAAAATGAAACTAACTTTTTCGCTGATGCAGAAGACTGCTAAAATATAAGTAGAATGAATAAATAAATTGAAACAGACAAAGAAATAATATTATAAGCTAATCAAATAAATAATATGGAAAAAGAATCACCAAAAGAAATAGAACTAAACGATTCAGAAATTGAAGCCTTACAAAATAAAAAGAGGAAAGCAAGAATTGAACTTTGCTCAAAAGAAATACAAGATGTTTTAGACAAGCACGAATGTGGTATCGAGGTTGAGGTTTTAATAGGAATAAATAAAATTGAACCTATCATTAAAGTTTTGAGTAAAAAATAGAGTTTTAATAATTAAAATAAATTAACAATTAACAAATGGAAGAAAAAAATTATCAAAAAGAAATAGATGAACATCACGATGAATTAAGAATGCGTGGAGATAGTGAAATTAAAAACCTAAGAGATAGGTTTGATAGACACTTAGAAATCTATGCTCAAAATGGCAAAGAATTGGCTGGATTAAAGGCTGAAGTTTCTGGTCTAAGGGAAGACATTAAAAGTGTAGCTGAAGGGATGATTTATAAAATAGAATTTAAACCTGTTCAGAGGTTTGTCTATGGAGTTGTTGCTCTAGCTTTGTCAACTATTTTTGTGGCATTATTTGCTTTAGTAATTAAATCTTAAAAATTATGAAAATACATAAACAATACTCAACAGGAGCAAATAAATCACCTTATGATATAAGAACATTTACTTATATACCAGATAAGGCTAACATAAAGGGAGGTAAAAAATGGGAAGAAATTGATATTGAAAATCAAAGGAGAGTCGGAATTTGTACTGGGATATCCGTTTCCATGCGTGCTAGAAAACATTTTGGTATTGATTTTTCAGATGACTTTCAATACTTAATGCAAAAAAGGTGGGAACAAAATTGGAACGAGGGTTCTTCAATCTTCGTGGCTTTAACTATTGGAAAAACTATTGGATTTCTACCACAAAGCGAATGGAAACACACGACTTTGGAAGACAGAGATTTACCTTATACAGAATACATAAAAAAACTTCAAGCGATACCAGAAGAAGAAATAAAAAGGTTATCATATATTGCTTCAAAATATAAAATAAAAGCCTATGCATCTATTCCAGTAACTCGTGATAATTTAGCAAATGCTATTGATGAACAAGGAGCTTTGCCAGTTAGATTTTCAGTAGGAAATGAATGGTGGACTGAACCTATTGAGCCATTAAGACCACCACAGAATGTTATAAGCGGACACGCAGTTAATCTAACTAATTATTATGGTGGTAGTTTTAGAATAGCAAACTCTTGGGGGGTAAATTGGGCAGATAATGGAACAGCTTATTTTCTACTGTCGCAGTATCGTCCAACAGAAGCGTGGGGGGTTTGGTTTGCAGGTGTGCCTAAGGAAATTGAAGAACAAATTGAAAACAGGGCAACAATTATAGGGAAGATACTTGATTTATTACAACAAATTATTATTTTAGTCGCTAAATTGACTTAAAATTTGTTGAAAGTTTATTAGTTAATAAAATAGATTATGAAAAAAATTTTAAAATCAAGAACCGTGTGGGTGATTGCGTTTATGTTTATTATGGGAGGTTTTCAAGCGATTGAAGTGACAATGACACCGCAAGTCTTTTTGTTTGTTCAAGGAGGATTATCACTTCTTGCAACTTATTTCAAGATAAACCCATCGCAAGACTATACAAAATAAATGTGTTATACTTCTAGCACTAATAATTTTTACAGATACTATTAAAAAATAATGTTATAATATTGTTGAGGGTTTATTGGTTTAGCCCTCTCTATATTTGCATCGATGCCACGAAGCCCCTGTATAGGGGTTTTTGTGTTTTAAAAGTTATTAACAGATTTTATTTGCTTGTTGACAGTAATATGGTAACATATAACTAATGGTCGAATTAAAAACCAATTTAAAATAAATTTTATTAAAGAAAATCATGAAAAACGAAATATTAAATATTTTTGAACCAACCGAACAAATAAGAAGTTGGAAAAGAACCAAAAAAGAAAACAACACATCATTATATATTTTTCTTTCGGTCATAGTGTTATATTTTTTGTTTGGATATTGCCAAAGTGTTTTCGGAACGATTAGATATGTTGCCGAAGCTGAAGAAGAAAACTTTTACACAATGCAAGCAAGCATAACAGCATACAGCGAATTAGACAGTTGCCACAATAAAAATTGCGAGATGGCTAGCACGAAGAGAGCCTATGTAGGAGCTATTGCTTGCCCTCGTGAAATATCCTTAGAAACAAAAGTAATAGTCAAAGGAACTACTTACACTTGCGAAGACCGAACAGCAAAATGGGTAGAAGAAAAATACCCAAACACCTTTGACATTTTCTTTGGATATGGCGAAGAAGCCCACATCAAAGCATTAGAATTTGGAAGACAAAATTTATTAGTTAAGATTTTAAATAAATAAAATAATGGAAAACTTAACCAACAAAATAGAAGATTTAAAACTACTAGCAGATTATTGTGGATTATCATTTTCTGGGATAAATGAAGATGGTTATCCTGAATTTACTGGAACATCAAAACAACAATCAGATTTCGAAGCAATTAAAGATAACGAGGTCTATCAAGATGACGAAGGTTTTTATATTGAAACAGAAGATGAAGGTGAAAATCAATTTATTATAAGTAAAATTTATATCAACTAACAATAAATAATATGAAATATAAAAGAAATGGAGACCATTATCTCCACCCAATAGAAAACTTACCAAAAGGATTAACAAAAATAGAACATAAAAAAAATTTCGTCTTCGGAACAGGCGAAGCAAGTAATCATTATCATACCATTGTCTCTGATAGAGTAGATGATTTTGACATTTATCAGGACGAGAAAGGAAGATATTATTTTGTAGTAAAAACTGACGATGTAAAATGCGGACACTTTGAAGGTAATTCAAATAAAACAGCCGACCACGAAACTATTCCATTACAAAAGAAAATTTATAAGCAAGTTCTTGAAAGGGAGTTAGATTTTTCAACAGCTATTGAAAGAAATGTAATTGACTAAAAATATGATTACAAAATTAAACACAAAACAAGAACAAGCAATTCAACCGTTTGTTAAAAAATGGACCGATAGAATTTTAAGGACGGAACAAACAGACGAAGAAATTAAAGAAAACGTTAAAAATATTTATCGTATTGCTGGTTTACAAGAACCAAAAGAAGTATGGATAATGGATAGTATGCTTGGTGTTCAGTATGCTTGTAATTTTTTAAACCAAAACATCCACGAAAACATCCACCAGAAAATGAAACAGAACATCTTCCAGAACATCAAACGGAACATCTACCGGAACATCCTCCAGAACATCGACCAGAACATCAAACAGAACATCTACCGGAACATCGGCCAGAACATCGGCCAGAACATCGCCCAGAACATCGTCCAGACCATCGGCCAGAAAATCCTCGAGAACATCCGCCAGAACATCGACCAGAACATCAAACAGAAAATCCTCGAGAACATCGACCAGAACATCAAACAGAACATCAAACGGAACATCTACCGGAACATCCTCCAGAACATCGACCAGAACATCGACCAGAACATCAAACAGAACATCAAACAGAAAATCCTCGAGAACATCTACCAGAACATCTACCAGAACATCGACCAGAACATCAAACAGAACATCAAACAGAAAATGAAACAGAACATCTTCCAGAACATCAACCCGTTAGATTATTTTATCACTTCGTGGAATGAAGCTTCTTGGCTACAATGGTATGTTTATCAATTATTCTATTTCGAAATAGGACTTCTAAAAGAAGATAAATATTCAAAATTATTGAGAGGTTATATCAATAATGTTATAGATATATGGTCAGTTGTCTACTTTGATGAAATTTCTATTGTTTCCCGAAAACCAAAAATTAAACAAAATCAAGACCAAAGACTACATTCAACAAATTCACCAGCAGTATCGTTTATTGATGGATATGAGTTGTTTTATATCAACGGAATTAGTTTTGAAAAAGAACTTTGGGAAAAAATAACTTCAAAAAAAATAACATTCAAAGAAGTGTTGGATATTGCAGATGTGGACCAAAGAAATCAAGCACTTATGTTTGTAGGTGATGAAGAGAGAGATAAATGGCTGGAATATGTAAAAGCAGAAATAATTGATACTTACGAAAAACAAACAATTAACGGAAATCCTGTTTATTATAAACTCTACAAAATCCCGAAAAATGAAATATTTTCAACCGATGTATATGCAATGTGGTATACCTGTCCGAGTACTAATAAACAGAATTTCAGCCGTGTCCCAGAATTTAAAACAGTCGCAGAAGCAATGGCGTGGAAAGGAAGTGATGACGAAAACATTATTAGCCCAGAAGATTGGAAAAATTGTATTCCACTTTTGGATGAGAGTTAATAACAAATAAATAATA